CAGTGCCACCAAAGGCCCCAGCCGTTACAAATGACTTACCACTTCCAGGCCCACCAGCTAAAAAGAAAGCTTTAAATATACCTGGGTCGTAAACACCCTCTCGCAATATTTGATTTAGTTTTTTCATACGTGCTTTCGTTTCATATGTTTAGCATGATTGCCACCGTCACGGTATATACCACAACATTTATATTTTTTAGAATTCAATCTTGCTTCTTTTATATTTTGTTTTCCTTGTTCAGACATTGAATAACCACCTGGGTTTTTACTTGCCTTACCACCTTTGATATGCCATTCTCTCTTATTCTTTAAACTATTATACATTGCATGACCACCTTTAAGTCCTGCTCTAGTTGCCCAACTAACACCGTCATGGTCATGTATCTTCCCATGTTCTTCTGGCGTTACTAATTGTAAATTAGTTATATCATTATTGTAAGGGTTATTATCTATGTGATGTATATGCATACCTTTAGGTTTCGCACCATAGTGTTCTCTCCATACTTTATTATATAACTTCGCCTGTGTTTTGTGAGCAATACCCATTAGTCGTTTACCTTTGCTCCAGCACGCCATTGGTAACAGCTCCAATATCTCGCCATAGTTTTTGGTCCTGGATCAGCGCAATTGTGTCTTGCTCTAAATGACTTTCTTCTCGCTGGGTTATCTCTCTTAATTGATAGACCAGTTGTATCACCAAATGATACTTTCTTAACCTTGTCGCCATCTTTTACATACACATAAAACTTTTTAGAACCACCTCTAACTGGGTCGTTTAATTTTACTGTCTTACCTTGATACTCTGCCTCTTGTAAAGGCTCACTTTCGTGTTCGAATATTACTTCTTCACACTGTATATCATAATCTTCAAATTGTTTAAATGTCTTTGTCATTAATTACTCCATCCTTTTGGCATTGTAAAGTTAGCTCTACTGAATTCCATTCTATCAACTAACTTGATTGCTCCTGCTACTTTATCTACTGCTACATATCCCTCTGGACTTGTTACCTTGTAACCTGTAGAAGTTTTTAAAAAATGTCCTATGCTTTGTATCTCACTCATCTTCTTAATCAAAAAGTCTTTCGCATTTTGTAAAGTAACGTGAGAGGCAACCGCCATTACTAAAGCATTCTTATTTCTATCTATAAATTTTAAATTTGTTGCTAGTATATCTTTATACTTTTGTTTTCCTTTATCTGACTTCTTACTATCAATCTCTGCTTGTAGAATATTGATATAGTAATCTCTAAACATATCTACTAAAGTTCTAACTTTCGCCATATGACCTTGTGATCCTCTTATGTGATGATTGAAGAAAGTTTTTAATCTAAACCCTACACCTAAACCATCAGCAGAAGACTTACTCATTTCATCTAACAAAGGTGCTGCCTTTGATAATGAACCTTCGGCCATTCTTAATTTTGCGTTGAATTGTGCTAGTTCGTTTCTTGTAAGTTTCGCAGAACCAGATACATCTCTGTAACCAGCACTCGCTAGAAATACATTAGTTGCTCTACCTCTAACTGTTCCAAATCCAGCAGTCATACTATCTAAAGTCTTACCTGTATATTTTGTGTGAAAAACAATTCCCATTCTTGCTCTACTAATCTGTCTGCCTACAGCAGATGAAGATTGAACAGCATATGTAATTGTGTTAGGTGTAAATGAAATCATATCTTCTCCATCTAAACTAATCTTTTTTAAATCTGATGGTGCGAAAAGAAAGTCACCTTGTAATACACCAGTGATACCTAGACGTTTTAATTCTTTTAATGCTATTTGAAGTTTAGACGCTAATTCGCCAGAGTGATTTTTACTTATATCTGAGTTAGTGTAATTTACTTTAGGATTTTTATTGAATACTGATTTTGTGCCGACAAAGAATTTGCCATTTTCTGGATTAATACCACAGATGATAGCTGGAGCGCCATCCCATTTAACTGTCATATTAACTTTTTTATTTGAAGAACCAGCGAGCATATCTCTCACCGATCTTAAAAAGTTTAACGCATTCTGACCACCCTTTGTACCACGATTTATTATATCGTCTTCTAGGTGTTCTAAATGTGTATTTCTATCTTGTGTTGTAAATCCTTTAAAACTAAACATTTCTCTCTCATTTTATCCATAAGTCTATTCACGGTTTCCATATAAATCAATCTTGTTTATTATATTTATAAGACTAAACTCTTGTCCATAGGAATTTAGGTACGCCACCATTGGGTTGCCATGTTTTATGTTTGTTTTGAAACTTAACTAATTTATGGGCGTCTTCTTCAAAGAAGCACTCGCTTATGACGTTCTTTGTTGGTCTTTCAATGACTTGCCATATAATGTCTTTATCTCTCTTTACCATCTTCTTTGTATAAGATAGATTAGGTTGTTCATTATTAGGTCGTCTATCGCCTTTGTGAAATTTTACTTTTTGTTTTTTTGCCATATTATTTAAAATCTGAAAACTTTTCATAAGTTTCCTCAGGTGTTGGGTAGTTTTCTTCTTGTTTTAATTCTTTACCACCTACTATATTTTGTGCCGAGTTTTCTGTATCATATAATCTCATCTTAGCTCTATCAACACCTATAATAAATGATCTGTTAATACCAGGGTCATTATATCTATTCTTTAATTGTTTTACTTTCATTTGACCTAGACCTTCTAGTTCTTCGTTTGACATAAGAGCAAACATAAAGTCAGCAGTTGCTGGTAGACCAAATGATTCTGATGTATCTTCTAAACCAATATCTGTACTTACAAACCCTGTTCTTGTTGTTTGTGTTGCACTAAAGATTGGAACATCATGTTCAACAGCAAGACCTCTTAATTCTTCAGCGATTGCTTTGATATAAAAATAACTGGAGATATTACCACCTTTAAACCTTGCACTAGCACAGATGTTCAAATAATCAATGAAGATCACTTGTGGCTTAAAACTTTTCTTTAACGCTAGTTCATTTATCAATGCTTTGAAATGACCACTATGAGCTGACGCAGTAGGATACTCTTTAATAACTAATCTACCATTGGTCTTATCTTCTAATTTTTTAACTTTACTATCATACAAGTCTTTTGGCATACTTCTAATATCGTCCATTGATATATCAAATAGATTTGCGTCTATTCTTTCAGCGATACGTTCTTCAGCCATCTCTAGTGTGATGTATAATACATTAAGACCTTGTGTTAAGAATGCTGACGCAGCATGACACATAAACAATGACTTACCAACACCAGTACCAGCCAATGCGATATTCAAAGTCTTACTTGGTATACCACCTTTTGTAATTCTATTGAAGTAAGATAAATCAAATGGATATCTTTTTTCTTTAGTATGGTACCAATCAAATCTTTCTTGTGCGTCTTCTATGTAATCGTGGCCAACATGTTTATCAAAACTTACACCTAATGCATCACTTAATAAACTAGGTAATGACTCTGGTGTTCTTGTTTTATCTTTACCTTCTAAAATTGTAATACCTTCTAATACAGCATTGTGAACAGCTCTATCTTTACAAAACTTTTCTGTTGTATCTGTTAACCATTTTAAATCTGTTTCTTCTTCTTTGATACTAGCAACTAATTCTTTTGTGCTCTTATATTCTTCTTCGTTTAAATCTTTTCTATTATTAAGTTCAATTAAGATAGCTTCTTTTGTAGGAAGATTATTATATGTGTGTATAAATGTATGTATTTCTCTGAACAATATTTTTTCTTCACGTTTAGTAAAGTAACTTTCTTTAAGAAATGGAATAGTCTTTCTTGTAAATAGTTCATTAAAGAACAAATTATTTATTATGGTATTCTCTATTCTATCATTCATCTATTTGTAACTTTCCATTTTTTAATTGTTCATCAACACACTCAACCAATATATCACCGATATAAATTCTAAAGTCTTCCGACTTAACATCTTCCTCATTAGGATTAGCCATAACATCATAAGTAAACTTTAAAGGTATTTCACCCTTAGCATTTTCAGTTTGAGAAAACTTTACTTCATTATACTTGTAGATAATACCTTCGTATTGTCCGTCAAGTATTTTTAAGCAACTAAAGTCATCGCCTTTTCTTTGAGCAAAGGCGTATCGTTTACTCGTCTTCGTCTGATCCGTATTGGAATTTTCGTTTTGCTTGTTCATCTATTTTGTCTAACACTTCCTTTGTAAAATACTTCTCTGGATTATCATTGATGTTCTTACCGAAAACTTTAGAACCATCTGGCATTTCGTATCTTGTAGATACCTTTTTAAATATACCAGCTTCTTCACCGAGTTCTATTAGACCATAATATTTGTCTAAGCCTGTCTTGTATGTAAGCTTGACATCTATCATTGCGTTTTCTTTTGTTAACCTAGATTTGAAATTTTTACAATGTATAATGTTTCCAACAACCTCAGTACCTTCTTTGTCTTTTCTTTTACTGAGATAGATGATTGATGAGGCTGCGTATTTTAAACCACTTCCGCCGCCCATTTCTTTTTGAGGGAACATTGAACCTATGACATCATATGTGTGGTTAGTCATAATCATTGGTATGTTTGCTTTACCAAGTTTCAATGTTAATACTCTAAATGTTGATTTGACTATTTGTGATCTAGTCATATCTCTTGTTTCTTTACCTGCGGCAGTATCTTCCATTTCTTTTGTAGTAGATAACATACCTAAACTGTCAAGTACAAACATCAAAGGTTTTTTAGTCTTCTCTGTTTGTTCAATATACTTGTCTAGTATTTTGATTGACTGGTTTCTAAATTCTTGTACTGTGGCAACTGGCACGATAACCATTCTTTTAGAATCAATACCTCTAGCCTCAATCATTTGTTTTGAGATAGCACTTTCTGATTCAAAGTAGATAATACCTGCTTCAGGATCCTTATCTAAAAATGCTTTACATATACCTAGTGCGAAAAATGTTTTACCTGTTGCGGCTTCACCAGCGATTGCTGTAATCTTGTTTGCCGGCATACCACCATAGATACTACCAGACAATAATGCGTTAAACGAATACGAACCTGTGTCTATAAAATTTGTGACATCAGCGCTGTCTATTCCATCACTTACTAAACCAGCATATTCATTACCAGTTTCTTTAATTATATCTTTTAAAAAATCACTCATTCCATATCTCCTATAAATTTATACTCTTATTATATACTATTTTACTTAACTTGTCAACCCTTAAAGTGAGGATCATTTTTTGGTATCATTATCTTTGGTAGAAAGGGTTTGCCCTCTCCTTCAATTCTCAAACTCTCATCTTCTGGTACATAGCCCTTTCTAGGCTCTTCATAATCTTCAGGTTGTACTCTTTCCCAAAGTATCTTTTTTAAGTTTTCTATGGATACATTACCCATGTCATTATAAACTCTATTTTGAAACTTGTCAGCCATAAAATAAATTACTTCTCTATTGTATTCTATTTTACGTTGATAATCCCAATACTCTTTTAGTTCGTTATACTTCGCTATAGGTATCGCCATAGAAATATTTATTATTTCTTTAAAGCGACAATACCAACGAAATTAAAGTTCTGCCAAAAAGTATGTATTTCAAAGCCAGCATCTTGTACCATTTTATACAATTCAGTTTTTGTATTTGGTTTCATCATGTGTCTTAAAGTTACTTCTTTGTCAAGTATTTCTTTGTCAGAAAAGTGTTGTCTTTTATAATCGTAAAACATAAAGGTCATCATGTCTTGTACCCTTGGATTACAACTAAAAGTTTTTTCTGAAAAGATAAACGCACCACCTGTATTAAGACCTTTGTAGATTTTATTAATCGTCTCTTGTCTATCTTTAGGTGACATAAATTGTAAAGTAAATATAGAAGTAACCAAAGAACAGTTTTGAAAATCAAACTCTCTTACATCACCTCTGAAATAATTTAGTTGATGATACTTCTCCTCGTCATGTGGATAGTCTCCAAAAAAATCATCTTCTATTTCTATACCTGTATATTGTGCGTGAGGAATATTCTTATTGTTTTGATCTATCATACCTTTTAATAGTTTGCCTGATGAACAACCCATATCAACAACTTGTGTATAATCTTCTACAAAGTATTTTGATAAGTTAAGTATATCGCCCCATAAGTGACTGTAACCACGAACAGATTTATCTATGTGATTATCGAAGCCTTCTTTACTTGTAGCAAAAGTAAATTTAGTCATTGTTTAACTCCTTATATGGTTTTAACACTTTGTTATAAACACTTTCAGCAAGTGCCTTCATCATCAACGGTGGAACCATACGACCTATCCGTTCTGATTTTTTATTAAGTTTACCTGTCAATTTAAAATCTTCAGGTAACGACATAATTCTTTTCAATTCTTTTATAGTAAACTTTCTATCTTCTATTGGGTGACAAGTGCCAGCAATACCAGCAAGATTACCCATCGCAGTAATTGTTGGACAAGGTTTTCTTAAACTACTTCTCTTTAAATTAAAGTGATGACCTTTAACGTGATAGTCCATACCTGTTAATACTTTGTCTGGATCCTTTGGCATTTTCATTAATGTTTTACCAACGGCTGTTTCTGGACTTATTTTTTCAAGTAAATAATCTAGTTCTTCTTTATCTTCATTCACTACATCATTAATGGCTTCACCAAGTGTAGTTCTAAAATCATTCTTATCAGGATACAATTGATACATAGTCATAAAGTTTATACCAACTTTCTCAGCAACATCTTCTCTTACACCTATGAAGAAACATCTTTTACGAGATTGTGGTACACCAAAATAACTTGAGTCTAATACATTAGCAACTATAAGATAACCTATATCTTCAAATGTATTTTGTATCTTATGAAAATACTCTTTGGCTTCACCCATTGTCAAGCCTTCTACATTCTCACCAATAATAACTTTTGGTTTTATATCTTTAGCCACTCTTAAAAATTCAAAGAATAAATCTTCTACATTCTCTACGCCTTTAATATCTGAATATTGTTTCTTTTTACCAAACGCATCTGCGTGAGTTCTACCCTCACCATGAGATACTGAACCTGCCATACTGAACGCTGAACACGGTGGAGAACCATCTAATATATCTAGCTCACTAACTTTAACTCCAGCTTGTTCCATTAAATATGTACCTGTCAATTCTTTTATATCACCTGGTACGATAGTTGTATTCGGATAATTTTCTCTGTAAGTATTTTGTGCTTCAGGTACAAACTCATTAACTGCTAGTATCTTACCACCAGCTAATCTATAACCAGTTGACGAACCACCACCACCAGCAAAAGTTGATAGCACATT